TGGTAACGCTGAGGTATACGGTAACGCTAAGGTATGCGGTGACGCTTGGGTATACGGTAACGCTAAGGTATACGGTAACGCTGAGGTATACGGTAACGCTGAGGTATACGGTGACGCTAAGGTATACGGTGACGCTTGGGTATACGGTGACGCTTGGGTATACGGTAACGCTAAGGTATGCGGTGACGCTTGGGTATACGGTAACGCTAAGGTATACGGTAACGCTGAGGTATACGGTGACGCTTGGGTATACGGTGACGCTGATTATACAACAATCAAAGGGTTTGGAACTGTACAACGTACCACAACATTTTTTAAATGTAAAGATAACATTGTAAGGGTTGTTTGTGGTTGCTTTTATGGAACTATAGAAGAGTTTAGAGAGCAAGTTAAAAAGACACGTGCGGGTAAAATTGCAACTGAATATTTATTAATAGCTGACTTAATGGAGCTGCATTTTAAGGAGGCTGAGTAAATGAAAGAGACACTAAGAAATATTGGTGAGGGTGTAGCATTGTTTTTAATACTTGCCACATTTTACTTCATAGGTTGCTTATTTTAGGAGGTCAAATATGAAACGTTGTAGAATATGTGGAATTATAATGTTTAACTGGTTTGATTGTGACGTATGCGAATGTTGCCTTGACGAAATGGAGGACTGTGAGTAATGGCAGCTGAGAAAAATTTTGAAAATAAAATAAAACAATGGTTAAAGGATCATAATTGTTATCACGTTAAATTTTTTGCTAACCGTATGACTAAAACCGGTGTACCCGACATATTAGCAAGTGTTAATGGCTACTTTGTGGGTATTGAGGTTAAAGCTCAAAACGGTAAACCGTCAGAGCTACAGTATTATAACATACGTAAAATACGAGAGAGCGGCGGTTTTGCTTACATAGTCTACCCTACAGGGTGGGAGGACTTGCAGAGGATTTTAGAAAAACTATTAAATGATGAATTTAACAGATTAGACGAAAAGGAGGTCTTAAAGTAAATGGAAATAAAAGAGTATGTTATTGAGTGTCTTAAAAAGACAAATAGAGAGGGTATAGAAGATTTAATACAACATATGGAGGATATAGGTTATTTTACAGCACCTTGCAGCGGTAGTTATCACTTAGCGAAAGAGGGCGGACTTATGGAGCACTCTTTCCACGTGCTAGGACTTGCGGAAAACTTGGCCGTTAAGTGGCTGGGAACAACTGAGTATAAAAAGCTATATCCTAGTATAGTATTATGTGCATTACTTCACGATTTAGGAAAGTGCGGCGACTTTGGAAAGCCTAACTATGTACCTAACGTATTAAAGAGTGGTAAGACCTCAGATAGTAAACCGTACACAACTAACCCGGACTTGTTGTATGTGGATCACGAAATAAGAAGTATTAAAATAGCAGCTATGTTTATTGATTTAACAGAGGAAGAGGAGCACGCTATTTTATACCACAACGGCTTATACGGTAATTTAAAGTATGCTATACAGGGTAAAGAAACACCGCTTTATATGATTATACATTTTGCCGATATGTGGGCTAGTAGAGTTGTAGAAAAGGAGGGTTAGTAATGGCAACGTTGATAAAATGCGACAAATGCGGCGTGACTATTGACACGGGTATTTATAAGTGTATTAAAGGTTATGTACCAGCTATTAAGCATATGGGTATTGATTACCCGAATAATGAAATTGACGTATGTAATGAGTGTTATAACGAAATTTTTAATATTAAGGAGGATAATAAGTAAATGGGAGTTTTAGTTTGAAGAGATATAAAAGGTTATGAGGGGCGTTATATGGTTAGCACAGACGGAAGAATTAAGAGTTTAATTACTAATAAGATTTTAAAAGGTAATGGTAATAATGGTTATTTATCAGTTGAATTATTTAAAAATGGAATATCCAAAAGACTTTTAATTCATAGAATTGTTGCAGAGACTTTTATATTAAATCCGTTAAATTTACCGATTGTAAACCATAAAGACGAAAACAAACACAATAATTGTGTTGATAACTTGGAATGGTGCGATCAAAAATACAATGCTAATTATGGTAACGCTCAACTTAAAAAAGTGCAAAATAGAAAAATAACAGATAATGTGCGAAATGCTGCTAGAGTTAACGCACTCACACGTTGTATATGTGTTTTGCAGTTTTCAAAAAATGGTGTGTTTATTAAAAAATATAAATCGGCTATGGAGGCACACAGAGAATTAAATATAAATCCTAGCCACATAACAGAAACTTGTAAAAATAAAAGGAAAAGTGCCGGCGGTTACGTTTGGCGATATGAATAGGAGGAATGACTTATCGGAGTTTTAGTTTATATTTTAGGTAGAAGTGGTACAGGTAAAAGTTTTTCAATGCGAAACTTTGACAAAAAGGGTTTAGGAGTTGTTAACGTACAGGGTAAGATTTTACCGTTTAAGGGTGCGGGATCTATTGAGGTGGTTAATACCGATAATAGCGACGACATTGTAAAAGCGGTTAAGAGACTTGCTAAGTCTTACAAGTCTATAGTTATTGACGATTATCAATATGTAATGGCTAACGAGTTTATGAGAAGAGCAACGGAGCGAGGCTATGACAAATTCACAGAGATTGCCCGTCACGCTTGGGATATTGCGGACTGTGTAAGAGAGTTACCACAGGACGTTATTGTATACATTATGTGTCATACTGACACAGACAACGAGGGTACAGAGCGTTTAAAGACTATTGGTAAATTACTTGATGAAAAAATTTGTTTAGAGGGTATGAGTACCATAGTATTAAAGACTAATGTTAGTGACGGACAGTACACCTTTTTAACTCAGAACAACGGCAAAGACACCGTTAAAAGTCCGGCCGGTATGTTTCCTAGTTATGCGATTGATAACGACCTTAAATACGTTGATGAAAAAATCCGTAACTACTACGAGCTAGGGGAGTTTTTAAGTGACGAGGATATTGCAGAGCTTGACGAGGAGGTTAAAAAGGACAATGTACCATTTACCGGAGGTAAGACAACAAAACGTAGTAGACGATCTAACAGCGACACCGACAACAACACCGCAGAGAATGAGGGAGTTAATGAGGTGGCAGAGGAACGACCAAAGCGTACACGTAGAAAGTCTACAGACAATGAGGCAGAAATTGAAGAAGTAAAAGAGCGTAACGCTGAAGCCGTAGCAAATGCGGGGTTAAGCGAGGACGGCACAGACAAAGAGTTTACAAGTGAGGATATGCCTGAGGTTGAACCCGTACCACGTCGTAAGCGTAGAGGTGCAACCGCTGAGACACCGGAGGCAGAGGCTAAACCTCAAATTATGACACCACCAGCGGAGGACACCGCAGCAGAAACAGAGACAGCGGACGCAACACCAGCACGCCGCAGACGTAGAAGAGTATAAAAATTTTTGATTAAAAGTGTCTTAAAAAGACATTTTAAAAAATAATTTTAATTTTAAATTTAGGGAGGTTTTATATGAACGAATTACAGACAATTTATGACGACGTAGCCGCTTTAACTGAGAGAGTGGCAGCACTTGAAAATGGTATGAATGGGGTAATGTTAGAGTTAAACACTTTAGGAGTTATGACACTTACAGAGGGTGCGGACATACACGAGTTACCTATTGGTACGTATTTAATACCTAGTACAGCCGTAAGCTCAACACTCTTAAATAAGCCTGAGGGAATGGGTAACGCAACAGGAATTATTAAGGTTGTGAGTGGAGGTGTGGACGGTCAAAAGACTGTTTATATTATGCCTTGTGTAAAAACTAACCCTAGTTACTATTACGCCGCATATTATCAGTTAACTTGGGGAGCTTGGAATACAGTTAATTTACTAGATAGCGGTTGGCTTGATTTACCACTTGCAACCGGTATAACAGCATATAGCGAAGGTCAAAAGCCACGTTATAGACGACTTGGCAAAGAGGTATTTATAAGCGGTGTATTAAAAGGAGTAACCGAAAAAGATCAAGTTGTAGCCACATTACCGGTTGATTATAGACCTAGTAAAAAGGTTATGTTGCCGGTTGCTTGTGTAGGGCAAATGGTAGGAAAAATAAGCCTAGAGACTAACGGCGAAATTATTTTAAACCGTACAACCATTGAGCCGGTAGTTGCTGAGAATTGGCACAGTATAGCTTGTAGTTTTAATGTAGATTAAGAGTTTAGGAGGATATATAAAAATGGATTTTAGCAAATTTGACAAAGAGGTAAACAAGGATCAGTTGATGAAAGACTATGCGGAGGCAAAGGAAAACGGCGGCACAGGTGACTACGAAGAGACACCGGCCGGAGCTTATGTAGTACGTATTGAAAAAATGGAAATCAGAGAAACAAAGGAAACTAAAGAGCCTATGTTTAGTTGTATGTGTCGTATCGTTGAGGCTATTGAAGAGGAAGAGTTTGGGGACGGTACAGCAATTAAGAACAACGACAAGGCTATTGAGTTTATGAAGAAGTTTAAGAGTGGCAAGACACCTTGTTTATTCTTTAACCGTAAGATTTACGGCAATAAAAATTCTGACAAGTGGAATGACGGCAAGGCTATAGCAACCGTTACAGGTTGGCTTGATAAATTAGGGACTGAGACTGTACCGGTATTTGAAAGCTATTCACAGTTTAACGATTGTGTACTTGATATTTTCGAGGAGTGCAACGAATTTAAGTTACTCTTAGAGGTTGATTATAACCCGGACGCATTTAACCCTATTTCTATTAAGGGTGTATTTGAGGAGTAATTTAACTTAATTACATACGGCGTAGTTATGAGCTACGCCGTATTTTAAAAATTTTAAGGTGATTTATTATGAGTAGTACAAACAGGAGTAAAGCAAGACACCATAAGTTAAAACAAAGTGACGTTGATTATATCAAACGCCATTATAAGAGATATGACAAAGTATACGGAGCAAAAGCATTAAGTGAAAAATTTAATGTGACAAGTAGTTGTATTTGTCAAGTTGCTAGCGGTCAAACGTGGGGAGGTGTGACGTTATAATTAACTACTTTGACTTTGAGGTATTTAAGTACGATTGGTTAGTCGTAATAATTAACCCCTTTGAAAAAAGGGTTGAGCGTATACATAACGACGTTGACAAGCTCAAAAAATATTATGAAGCTCATAAAAACGAAATATGGGTAGGCTTTAACTCAAGACACTACGACCAATACATTTTAAAGGGCTTATTGTGCGGCTTTAACGCTTGGGACGTTAACGACTGGATAATTAACAAAGGTTTACCCGGTTATCAATATAGCAGCTTACTTAAAAAAGTACCGCTTATTAACTATGATGTAATGTTACTTAATAGCAGCTTAAAACAGTTAGAGGGTTTTCAAGGGCATAACATACACGAAACCGGCGTTGACTTTACTATTGACAGGCCACTAACAAAAGAGGAAATAGAAGAAACTTTTAATTATTGTCAAAACGACGTAGAGGAAACTATAAACATATGGTTAGAGTGTAAAAGCGACTTTGACGCTCAAATGTCACTTGTTAAAATGTTTAATTTACCTCTTAGTGCTATGAGTAAGACAAAAGCTCAAATATCCGCTCAAATATTAGAGTGTGAATACACTAAGCGTAACGACGAGTGGGAGTTATACATATTAGATTGTATACAGTTTAACAAGCGTAAATATAAGCGTGTTGCTGAGTGGTTTTTAAATAGCGAAAACCACAATTACAAATGTAAACAGTCAGTTGACGTTTGCGGAGTGCGTCACGATTTAAGTTGGGGTGGTATTCACGGAGCTAAAGAAAAGTATCATTATAAATGCGATAAAGACCACTTAATTATACACGTTGACGTTGAAAGTTATTATCCACGTTTGATGATATGGCATAACTTGTTAACACGTAATGCAAAGAGACCGGAGCGGTTTAAGGATATGTTTAATTTACGTATGGAACTTAAACACGCAGGAAAGAAAGCAGAGCAAGCACCGCTTAAAATCGTTATCAATGGTACGTTTGGAATATGTAAGGATAAAAACAACGCTGCATATGATCCACGTAACGCTAACCTTATATGTATTAACGGTCAGCTTATGTTACTTGATTTGCTAGAAAAATTAGAGGACATACCAACCTTTGAGCTTATACAGTCAAACACAGACGGTCTTATTATTAAGATACATAGAGCGTACTTTGATATGGTAGACGACGTATGTTATGAGTGGGAAACAAGAACCGATATGAAACTAGCATTTGACTACATAGAAGAGATATGGCAAAAGGACGTTAACAATTATGTATTTAGACAGTTTGACGGCAAGATTGAGCGTAAGGGAGCTTACGTTAAAAACTTGTCAAAGATTGACTACGATTTACCTATACTTAATAAATGCTTAGTTGATTATATGCTTAATGGTGTACCGGTTGAGGAAACTATAAACGAGTGTGACAACCTTATAATGTATCAAAAGATATGTAAATTAACAAGCAAGTTTAACGGCGTTACTCATAACGACAAAGAGTATAACAATAAGTGTTACCGTATATTTGCAAGTAAGCGAGAGAGTGACAGCACAGTTTACAAGACTAAAGAGGTTGACGGTCAACAGCGTTTATATAAGTTTGCTAATACAAGTGACAAAAGTTTTATTGAAAACGGCCACATAGTAGGCGTTAAAGTGCCTGAATATTTAGACAAGCAATTTTATATTGATATGGCAAAAGAGCGACTAAGACAATACGGAATTTAAGGGAGGTTTAATATGAATTTAGAGAAGATACACAGCAGTATAAGTAAGGCGGTGTTTAACCTTAAAAACCATACGTTAGGTGTGAGTGCTGACGCAACACACGTATTTATAGGTGATAAACACCAGGTATACAGAATTAACAGAGACGATTTTTTATTTAGTACAACGACTTTGTTAATTAAAGGCGTTAAAGAATATGCAGTATATAAAAGAATATTTGAGAGTACACCAGTTACGCCGGCTATTAAGACCGGTAACCTTAGAGACGGTGTTAAACCTAATTACCCATTTATAGAGCTTAAAGCTGGTGACGAACTTATATACATTGACACTCAGTATTTAAAAAACTTTGATAAAGGTTGTACGTTTACAGGCACTAAGTATAATACACCCGTTTACGTTTGGGAAAACGGCGAGTGTGTAGGTATGGTGTTACCGGTAATTGTTAAAAAATAATTTTAAAATTTAGGAGGTTGTTAAATGATTGAGTTATATAATGAGGACTGTTTTAAAACAATGAGTTTACTTGATAAAAACAGTATTGATGTAGTTTTAACAAGTCCTTTTTACAACACTAATAAAAAAGCAGGTGACAGCCGTACATTGTTAAATTCAAAAGTCAAGTCATACGCATATACAAGATATGACAAACACGTTGACAATATGACAAATGAAGAGTATTGCGACTTTACGGAAAAGTTATTTAATGAGTTTGACAGAATACTAAACGCTAACGGTTGTGTACTCTATAATATTTCTTACGGTTCAGAAAATACAGAGTGTATGTTTAAGGCGGTTAATAGAATTATTGAAAAAACACAATTTACTATAGCTGATGTTATCACTTGGAAAAAGAAATCCGCCGTACCAAACAACGTAAGCAAAAATAAATTAACTAGAATAACAGAATTTGTTTTTGTATTTTGTAGGCGTGAGGAGTTTATGAGCTTTTATATGAATAAAGAAATTAAAAGCTATAGAAAGACCGGTCAAGCGTGTTACGAAAATATGTTTAACTTCATTGAGGCTAAGAACAATGACGGAGCGTGTGAGTTTAACAAGGCGACTTATTCAAGTGAATTATGCGAAAAGCTACTAAAAATGTATGCACCTGAGGACAGTTTTATATATGATCCGTTTATTGGTACAGGTACTACAGCCGTAGCGTGTGAGCGTTTAGGTTTACATTGTGTAGGTAGTGAAATATCAAGTAATCAAGTCAAATTTGCGGTTGATAGACTTTATAAAGAGTTTGACTACTTGGAGGGCAACGAGGACGCTTTATACTATGAACTTAACGAGCAAGCAGCAAGTTAATTTTTTTAACGCAAAGTGTCTTAAAAAGACACATATATTATAAATTAAAGGTGATGTTATGACAGAATTATTTAAGGGGTACGTCCCTACGAGATCAAAAAAATGTCAAATGGCTTTTAAAAATAAAAGCGGTGCGGAGCTACTAACATACGAGCAAGTAAGCAATATGAGAGAGTACGCCGGTATACTTGACGACGATATTATTTTAGTTGATATAGACGACAAGGGACAAAGTGACATTTTACTTAAAATTGTTGAAGATAAAGAGCTACTATGCAGGGTGTACGAAACTAGCAGGGGAAAGCACTTTTTATTTAAACGTGGAAATGTTGACAGGTGCGGCACGCACAAAAAATTAGCAATAGGGTTAGAAAGTGATATTAAGGTGGGTTGTAGTAACAGCTATTCAATACTAAAGTATGACGGCAAAGAACGACCTATTATATATGACATTTTACCGGACGAAGATTACGAGGAAGTCCCAAAGTGGTTAACCGTGGTTACTCATTCAATGGACTTTTTAACAATGGACGAGGGCAGCGGTAGAAATCAGGCGTTATTTAATTACATACTAACTTTACAAAGTGCGGATTTTAGCATTGAAGAAGCAAGGGAAACTATACGACTTATTAACGACTATGTGTTAACAGAGCCGCTAGACGCTGAGGAGCTAGAAACGATACTAAGGGACGATAGTTTTAAAAAGCCTATTTTCTTTAATAAAAATCAATTCTTGTTTGATAAGTTCGCTAACTTCTTAAAAAACAATAGCCACATAATAAAGCTCAACGGACAGTTACACATATACAAAGAGGGTGTATATGTACCGGGTAGGGCTAATATCGAGCAAGCTATGATCAAGTATATACCAAATTTAACAAAGGTTAAGCGTAAAGAAGTATTAGACTATTTAGAGTTGATAGTTGCAGACAAGAAAAGACTTGATACAAGTAACTTTATATGCTTTAAAAATGGCACGTATGACATTATGAACAATAAGTTAATAGAGCATACACCGGATATTATAGTCACTAATAAAATTAACTTTGACTATGTGGAGGGAGCTTATAACGAAAAGCTAGACAAGGTACTTGACAAAATAAGCTGTAACGATAAGGACATAAGGGCTTTATTGGAGGAAATAGCCGGTTATACGTTTTATAGACGTAATGAGCTTAGAAAAGCCTTTATATTGGTTGGTGATAAGGCAAACGGTAAGTCTACTTACTTAGACTTAATATGTCATATGCTAGGTGATGAAAATATAAGTGCGTTGGATTTAGCAGACTTAGGAAGTCAGTTTAAAACGGCAGAGATAGCCGGTAAGCTACTTAATGCCGGTGACGATATAGGCGACGAGTTTATTAAAAACCCGGCCATATTTAAAAAGCTAGTAAGTGGCGACCGTATCACGGTTGAGCGTAAGGGCATTGATCCGTTTGAGTTTAACAACTACGCTAAGTTTTTATTTAGTGCTAATAACATACCACGTATAAGGGATAAGAGCGGAGCGGTATTAAGTAGACTTATTATAGTACCTTTTAACGCCAGCTTTTCAAAAAATGACGCAGATTATGATCCATACATTAAATATAAGCTGAGAAGTGAAAGCAGCATTGAGTATTTAATACAGCTTGCCATTAAAGGTTTAAAAAGAGTGTTGGAAAATCAGGCATTTACTCAAAATGAAGCTGTACAAAAAGAGCTTGAAGAATACGAGGAAAACAACAACCCTATTATTTTATTTTTCAAGGAATACGGCGAAGAGCAAATTATTAACGAGAGTACCAGCCGTTGTTTTATGAAATACAAAGAGTTTTGTATTTCTAATAACTTTCAAACAATGTCTCAGATTGAGTTTAGCAAGACGGTTAAGCGTCACTTTGATTTAGAGATTGCAGAAAAGAAAGTAGGCGGCAAGCGGTACAGAGTTTTTGTAACAAAGGAGGTTTAATAAATGGATAGAATAGAAAAATTAAGACAGTTTTTAGTTGGCAGAGGTTTTAAGGGTACGCAAACATTTGATACTAGAAACATAGCGGGGGACTTAATGACTACTGTTTATGATAATGATGGTATTACTGTAGATTATTGTTATCACTATGAATATTTAGAAATCTTTGGCTTGTCTGAGGAAGAATACGAAAGCCTGAGTGATATTTTGAATATTTGTTAAAAGGGGGTTAAACCTTTGGGTGTATTGTGGGTGATATTGATAACGACCATTTTATACTTGATTTTAATATTTTTAGATAACTAGGGAGGTTTTATATGAGTAGTAGTAAAAAGTGTATGAGCTGTAAATACAGTAAGCCTATACACGGCGGAGGTATTAGATATATGGCAGACATATATTGTGACTATTTGAATATGACGTATGAAAGGCGGCCTTGTAAACCCGGTAACGATTGTACCGTGTACGAGAGGAGGGTGCGAAAATGCCGAACAGTTTAAGAAGTAGGTTAAACACTTTAAGACACAAAGGACAAATTACTACTGAGGAGTGCGAAGCACTTAAACTTAAATTAGACAATCACGACAAGGAACTTAGAAACAAAGTTATTAACGCTTATATGTATTTGTTGTGTGAACATTGTATACAACAGAAAAATGAGTGTTATAACCTTGACTGTCCGTTTTGTGAGGACAGTTGCGAAATTGTCAATATCGCAGAACAGTTAAAGGCAGGTGGTGTTTAATGGCTACTATTTTAAGTGACATAAGCAAACTAAGGCTTGAAATGAAGATACTTCAAGCAAAAATAAAAGGGCTATATAGAAAAGGTTGTAGTTGTGCTGAAATAGCCGAAAAATTAGACGTACCGGAAAAGTCAATAAGAGTTATTGTTAAGTGGTTAACTAAAAAAGGACTGATTAACAATTTTAAAAATGATCATAAATTGCATAAAAATATATGCACACGTATGTAACGGTACAACTATTTGACAACTATTTGACAACTATTTTTTGAAAATAGTTGTACCGCTTGAAGCCTTATAAAATAAGGGTTTGCGGGCTTTGGTACAACTATACGTACATTTTTCTTTTATTCCTGTAACATTTTAAAAAAAGTACAGCTGTACTAATTTAATACTATATAAAAGAAATATATAATAAATAGTTGTAATAGTTGTACCGTTAGTTACAACTAACCGCTAGAAATGGCGTAAATACTAGGTTTTTTGATTTTTTGAGCGGTACATACATTTTTAAAATAGTTGTACTTTTAAAAATTATTTTTAATTTTAAATTTAGAGGAGGTTTTATATGGACGATTTAATTAAGGCGTTAGAAACAATAAAGGTAGAATGTGAGAAACATAAAAAGGATAGTTGCGATATTTGCCCTTTTGGAATTGGAAGCGAAGAGTGCGGAATACAAGAGGAAGTACCTAGTGAATGGAAAATAAGAGAAACAAAAATTACACACTTGTTATTATAGAGGAGGTTTTAGCTTGATAACTTTAGAAGATGAAAAGGACATTGAGAAAGTATTTAGTGTATGTATTAACACGTTGAAGAAGCAGCACTTATTGAGACGTACCAGCGACGCTATATATGATGATGTATCAAAGAGGCTATATGCTTATTATAAGAACGGCGAAAAGGACAGAAAAATTAAAAGAGCCTTGCAGGACTTTAAGGACGATTTATACATATGTGTTATACCTTTTTATTATAAGGACGGTTACACGATAGAAAATATAGCCGAAATGATGAACATTGACACGTCAACGGTTGTTAGAAATAAAAAAAGACTGTGTTTGAGTATCTATGGTTTAATAGAATAATGCTAATTGTAAATTATGAATTATGAATTATGAATTGTAAATTACAATAGCCCTGTAACGCTGTATTTTGAGCGTAGAGCGACTTTTTACCCTTTAGGGAGTATTTGTATACCCTAAAGGGTATTTTTTAATTTTGAGGCATTTAAAACGGTTTTAAGATAATATGCACGCATAGGCACACATAGGCACTCTAAAAATTATATTGAAATAGTATTACAATGTATTTGTTGATATTTGGACGGATTTTACAAAATAGATTTAGGGAGGTTGTTAATTATGGAAATTAAAGAATATGAACATATGAAAATTGACTGGAAAAGAAAATTAACAAGTCGTAAGTTATGGCTTGCGGTTGCTGGTTTTGTATCTATGTTAGTTGTGTTTTTTGGATATGCTGAGGAAGTAGGCACACAGATAGCAGCGTTAATTATGGCGGGTGCAGACGTATTAGGTTATATATTGGCTGAGGGCTTGGCTGACAGTAAAAACAAAAGCGAGGGCTAGTATATGTTGGGATTGATAGGCGTAATAATAACCGCCGTTTGTAGTTTAGCAGGTGTGATTATATCAAATGCGGTAAGCAATAGACGAGTTGAACATAAACTAGAGACAGCACAAGCGGTTACAGATTGTAAAATAGACGAGCTTACAAGGGAAGTAAGGGAGCATAATAATTTTGCTAGGCGTATGCCGGTTGTGGAAGAGCAAATAAAAGTAATAAATCATAGGATAAGTGATTTAGAGGGAGGTAAATAATTATGAGTAAAGTATATATAGGCGTAGGACACGGCGGAAGCGATCCGGGAGCGGTTAAGTATTTAGTAGAAAAGGATATTAACCTTAAAATGGCTAAGGCTTGTCGTGATTATTTAAAGGCTAACGGTGTTGAAACTAAGATTAGTAGAGAGACAGACAAAGAAGTTTCATTGACTACTAGAATTAACGAGGCTAACAAGTGGGGTGCTGACTTAGCACTTGACATACATAATAACGCCGGAGGCGGCGACGGTGCGGAAGTTTTCCATAGTATCAATTATGGTACAGGCGAAAAGTTAGCAAAGAACATTTTAGCAGAGCTTGGAAAGATAGGACAGAACAGCAGAGGCACTAAAATTAAAAAGAATAGCAGCGGTAAAGATTATTTTGGATTTATTAGAAGTACGAATATGCCGGCCGTAATTACTGAGACTGTATTTGTCGATAATGCGGCAGACGCAGCACAGGCAGACACAGACGCAGAGTGCAAGGCATTTGGTGAAGCTATCGCAAAGGGAGTATTAAAGACTTTAGGTATTACAGATAGCGGAGCAAGTAAGCCAGCGGCTACTAAGCCAGCTGCTAACGAGGTTAAGCCAGCAGCTAAGGGCTACTTAGTTAAGGTTACAGCTAACGCACTCAATATTAGAGAGGGTGCAGGTACTAACTATAAGGTTGTAGGTTGTATTAGAGATAAGGGCACTTACACAATAGTTGAGACTAGCGGTAATTGGGGACGCTTAAAGAGCGGTGCAGGCTGGATTTGCCTTGATTATACTAAGAGGGTGTAAGTGTGAAAGAACCTAAACTAAAGCCGCAATTCAAATTAGTGGCAACTTATTACATAGGCGAATGTTGTGGAAATGCAGAGCAGGCGTGCATTAAAGCAGGGTACTCTAAAACGTACGCTAGGGGCAACGCTTATAAAATAGTGGCAAGGCGTGATGTACAGGAATATATAGAGTATTTACGTTATTTACAATGTAATGATCCGACAAGTCCGACGTTACATATTGCTACTATAAATGAGATACAAGCCTTTTGGACTGAGGTTATGAACAACACGGGACAAGAGACAAGGGACAGACTGAGAGCGTCAGAGTTACTAGCAAAGGCACAGGGCGTATTTAATAACGAATGGTAGACACATAATGTTGGTGTGGTGACAGTAGGTGCGGTGAGGTAGACAATGTTTACATTAGATAACTTTTATACAAGTAAAGATTGGCGGAACTTTCTAGGGGTGTTGAAGTCTGAGAGAGTGAACGACGAGGGGTTTATTATATGTGAGTATTGCGGCAAGCCTATTGTAAGAGCTTATGACTGTATAGGACATCACGTTATAGAACTTACTGAGGAAAACGTTAATGATTATAACATATCGTTAAACGCTGACAATGTGCAGCTCATACACCATAAATGCCATAACATCATACATAACAAGCTAGGGTATAGCAAGCGTGGTATATACATTGTGTATGGTTCACCGCTTGCCGGTAAGAGTACATATGTTAGCGAGGTTATGAACGAGGGCGACCTTGTTATTGATATGGATAATATATGGGAATGTATAAGCGGTTGTGATAGATACATTAAACCTAATAGGTTAAAGTCTTGTGCGTTTGGTGTACGTGATTACTTGCTAGACTGTATCAAGTATAGGCGTGGTAAGTGGAGCAACGCATATATTATAGGCGGTTATCCGCTGGTAAGCGAGCGTGAAAGGTTGGGACGTGAACTAGGGGCAGAGCTTATTTATATTGATACGTCAAAAGAAGAATGTCTTAATAGATTATTTAATTTATCTGATACAGACGTTAGAGCTTGTGAAGATTGGCACAATTTTATTATGAGTTGGTGGGATAAGTACACCCCCTCTATATAAAATTTACAAGTCGAGGACAAC